CATTGCAAACAATTTTAGCTGCCGAAGATGAAATTAAAGATTGCTCTTTGATTTTATCAAATTGTGACCAAAAGGTAAATTTTGATGTGGATGATTTTATTAATGAATGTGATAAATTTGATGGAGGTTTGGTGACTTTTTATTCGCAAAATCTGCACCACTCTTATGTACAAACATCAGAGGGTATTATAACCAACATAATCGAAAAAGAAGTTATTTCTGATCAAGCTGTGACTGGAGTTTATTATATAAAAAATAGTAATGAGTTTATTGAGGCAGCTAAAAGCGTTATTAAATTTAATAAAAAAGAAAAAGGAGAATTTTACGTTTCTTCTGCTATTCAATTATTAATATACAAAGGTTTAAAGCTGATTTCTTATAATGCTGAATCTATTATGTTGGGGACTCCAGAAGAATTAAATCAATATTTAAATAAATAATGAAAGATATACTAATAATTGGCGGTGGAGACATAGCTGATAATGGCATTGTTCCCTTGCTCGGTGGAACTTGTTTAACAAAAGAAGATTGTGATATTAGAAATTTTCTTTCAATAGAAAGTGAGATCGCAAAACGTAAGCCAGAGACAGTTATTTGTACTGCTGGCGTTTCACACGTTTCTAATATTAAAAATTCATCTCCCGAAAAATGGAAGGAAGAAATAGAAATCAACTTAATTGGTAGTTATCATGTTGCCAAGGCTTGTACAATGCACGGTGTTAAAAACATGATTTTCTTTGCATCTGTTGCTGGCTTATACGGAAAACCAGAACACTCTGGATATAGTGCGTCAAAGTCTGGCGTTATTTCACTGGTGCAATCTCTTGGTATGGAAGGCTATAATGCATATGCAATTTCTGCTGGCAGGGTTCACACAAAAATGAGAGAAAAAGATTTTCCAAATGAGGATCCTAAAACTAGATTGCTTCCTAAGAGTATCGGCAAAGTCGTTAAAGAAATACTAAACAACAAATACAAACCAGGGAACAATGTTATCATAAGAAAACGTGGATATAGGATTCTTCGCAGAGTTGACAAAGGCTCTGGATGGGCAGAATATTTAAGAGTGGGACAACCCCCAGTTTGTTGATGAAAATAATTTCGCACAGAGGCAATCTTAATGGCCCTTCAGATTACGAAAACGATCCAAGGCAAATAAAAGCTGTTTTAAAAATGGGCGTGGATTGCGAGATAGATCTTTGGATAAAAGACAATAGATATTATCTTGGACACGATAAGCCAACACATGAAGTCAAAAGAAGTTTTTTGCAACAAAAAGGGTTATGGATTCATTGCAAAAACTTAGAAGCACTTGAAGGGGTTCCACAAAAAACAAATTATTTTTGGCATCAAAATGACGATTTTGCTTTGACATCAAAAGGGTACATATGGACTTTTCCTGAAAAAAATACTGGAAAAAAATCAGTTATTGTTGATAATACAGAAAAATGGAAAGAAAAAAATTACAACTGCTTTGCGGTTTGTAGCAATCATATATTATAATGAATAAAAAAATATTAGTATTAGGGGCTGGTGGTTTTATAGGAGGGCACTTAGCAAAACGTCTAAAAGAAGATGGTAATGTTGTAGTTGGCGCCGACATAAAAAAACACGAATATTTTAATCATGATGATATTTGTAATGATTTTATTGTTGGCGACCTAAGAGACCAAAAATTAGTTTCAGATATTTTCGATCATCCTTTAGGAAAATTTGATGAAGTCTATCAACTTGCAGCTGACATGGGGGGGGCTCTTTACATTTTTACTGGAGAGCATGATGCGGATGTTATGCACAACTCTGCACAAATTAATTTAAATGTAGCGTATGAGTCCGTTAAAACTAAAGTAGGTAGAGTTTTTTATTCCTCCTCTGCTTGCATTTATCCAGAACATAATCAATTAGATCCAGATAATCCTAATTGTGAAGAATCTTCTGCATATCCAGCTAATCCAGATTCAGAATATGGTTGGGAAAAACTATTTAGTGAAAGGCTATATCTTTCCTTTTCTAGAAATCATGGTTTAGAAACTAGGATAGCTCGCTTTCACAATATTTATGGTCCACAAGGCACTTGGAATGGTGGTAAGGAAAAAGCCCCAGCCGCAATGTGTAGAAAAGTTTTAGAGGCAAGAAACGGTGGAGAAATTGAAGTTTGGGGCGATGGTCAACAAACAAGATCTTTTTTGTATATTGATCGGTGTGTTGAAGCCGTAATTAGGTTTATGAGACAAGATAATTTTTCTGGTCCTGTTAATATTGGATCAGAAGAAAAAATAAGTATTAATGGTTTGGCTCAAATGGCCATTGATATATCTGGTAAAGATGTAAAAATTAAAAATTTATATGGCGATGAATTTTTTAAAAAGTATGGACACAAATGCCCTTTAGGTGTAGTTGGTAGAAATTCAGATAATACATTATTTAAACAAAATATTGGATGGAATCCAGATGCCCCCCTAAAGGAAGGCATTACTAAAACATTTGATTGGATACATTCTCAAATAAATTTATGAAAAAAGTAATAATAACAGGGGTAACGGGTCAAGTTGGCTCATACATGGTCGATTACCTTTTGGCGAATACAGATTACAAGATTTATGGAGCTATACGCAGGCTTAGCGTTCCAAATCACAAAAATATTGAACACATTGACTCAGACCGCTTCGAACTTATTGAAATGGACTTGACCGATGAGCATAGTATCTTTGCTATAGTTCAAAATATTAAGCCTGACTACTTTATCAACTTTGCCGCAAATTCTTTTGTCGGCAACAGTTGGCATATGCCAGTAAACCATTTTGACACAAACGCTCTTGGTGTCATGCGCCAACTTGAAGCTATTCGCAAGATTTGTCCAAACTGTCGTTATTACAATGCAGGTTCATCTGAAGAGTTTGGGGATGTTGCTTACACTCCACAAGATCTCAAGCACCCAGCAAGACCTAGAAGCCCTTATGGAGCTTCTAAGGTTGCCGCAAGACAAATTGTAAAGGTATGGCGTGAATCTTATGATCTGTATGCTCTGCAAGGTTATCTATTCAATCACGAATCAGAGCGTCGTGGCGAAGAATTTGTAACTAGAAAAATCTCAAAAAATGTAGCACGAATTGCAAAATCCTTACAGCTTGGCGAAAAAGACTTTAAACCCCTTGAGCTTGGTAATTTAGATGCCAAAAGAGATTGGAGTCATGCAGAAGATTTTGTTGAAGCCGTTTGGTTGATGATGAATCAAGATAAGCCAAAAGATTATTTGCTTGCTTCTGGAGAAACTCATACTGTTAGAGAATTTGTAGAACTTGCTTTTAATAATGCTGGCATACAAGGATATTGGTCTGGTGAAGGTGTTGATGAAGTTTATAAACTGAGGGGAGAAGTTCCTGTGGACATTACTCTAATGAAAGTTAATACTGATTTTTATCGCCCAGCAGAAGTAGAACTACTTCTTGGAGATCCTTCTGAAGCAGAAAAAGAATTAGGTTGGCATAAAAAGGTTGACTTTGAGAGATTAGTGTGCAGAATGTGCGAACATGACTTCAAAGAAATTAACGCCACATAAAAGGCGACAACTTACCATCGGCAGGCTTGTTAAGGTTCCCAATACTCAAAAACGATTTTTTTGGGCTAGAGAAATGAAGCTCCTTAAAGATCTTGAGGCTAGATATTCTTTGGAATTTTTAGAAGTTGTTACTTTTCCCAAAAAGTATGATAGTCTTACTTACCTTGTTTCAAATGAGTTAAAAAGCACAATGGACAGAAAATGGAAAAACTTTAACTTTAAAGTTGACTTATCCAAGTATGACCCATTTATTTTAGGAGAAAAGACTGGAAAAGATTACATCCCCACCGATTATAAACCAAAAAGTACAAAAGATTTATTAAAATGAGCGACAAAGATTCAGAACTATTAGAAAAGTTTCTTAAAGACAAGAAAGATAAACATTATAATTTTGAGGATTCAATTGATTATAAAGCTTCTAGCGGCTCATTACAGCTCGATTTGATGTTAAATGGCGGGTTAGGACCAGGATTGCATAGATTTGTTGGCATAAATGAAGGGGGCAAGACGTCCGCTTCTCTTGAAGTTATGAAAAATATGCTTAACGACATCCCAGGATCAAAGGGTTTTTTTATCAAAGCGGAAGGAAGACTTTCAAAAGAAATGCAAGAACGTTCTGGTGTAAAGTTTGTATTTAATCCAAAGGAATGGGTAACTGGCACTTGTTTTGTTTTTGAAAGTAATATCTACGAAGTTGTTGTGGAAGCAATGCATGCACTTGTAGAACAGAATGAAGAAAAATACAAGTATTGCTTCCTCCTAGATTCTGTAGATGGCCTTATTTCACAACAAGACATTGATAAGTCTTTTTATGATTCTAATAAAGTTGCAGGCGGCGCAGTTATTGCCGCTAACTTCATGAAGAGAATGTCTATTAAGCTTGCAAAAAGGGGTCATATGGCCATTTTTGTTAGTCAAGTGAGGGCAGATATTAAACTAGATCAATTTTCTAAAGCTCCAGTACGTCAGACCTCCGCAACAGGCGGTAATGCCCTGCTTCACTTTGCAAATTACATTATGGAGTTTGAACCCCGATATAAGTCGGATATGATTTTACAAGACCCAGCGAAGAAGCAGCCAGACCCCAAGACTAATCCAATTATTGGTCATTGGGCTAAAGTTACGATTAAGAAGTCTCCAGACGAAAAGACCAATAACACCATTATGTACCCTATCAGATATGGTAGGACAGGTGGCAAATCTATTTGGGTGGAGAAAGAATTGGTGGACTTACTATATATGTGGGAGTTCGTTACCAAGAAAGGAGCTTGGATCACCCTAGGCGAAGAGTTTAAAGAACTTGTGCAGGAAGTTGTACAGGATTTGCCAGAGAAAGTCCAAGGAGAAGCTAATCTATTTAAGATGATTGAAGAAAACAAAGAGCTTTCTAAATTTTTAATAAATTATTTTAAGTCTAATATTGGTGAACTTTAAAACTTTATATGGCAAGGAAAAACCTTTAAGAAATTCTCATAGGTACAAAATTAAGTGGAATGGGAAATCTCGTAGCAAATTTCAACGCACAGTAAAGACTTTTTTGTACCCATATTGGCGATATGACGCTGTTTTTGAAGAATTTAGGGTCTTAGGCACTCAATTAACGCTTGATTTTTACAATCATACTAAAAAAATTGCCATAGAGGTGCAAGGAGCCCAACATTTGCAGTTTGTTAAGCATTTTCATAAGACTAGGGCTAATTTTGTGCGTCAAATACGCAGAGATGACAAAAAAATGGATTTTTGTGAATTAAATAAAATTAAATTATTACAAATTTATCCAGACGACAAATTATCAGAAGAATATTTCGAAAAACTTTTTAGGTAGTGTAAATATTTCTAATGGAAAACCCAAAATTTAAAGAATTTATACTACCAGAAAAACTTTTAAACCAACTATATGAATTAACTGGTGGTCCTT